CCCATATCTACTATCACTCGATATAGTGGCTAAGTTAACTGTTTCAGCTGATGACATAAACGAGAAACCTGAACGACGGTTTTTAAGGTAGCACATCCCATAGCATCTCTTATCAGCTTTGCAGGCTTCCCAGAATATAAAGAATAGTCTGTTTGCCTCTCTAAAGTCTGGAGCTCCAACGTCAATCTTGCTCCATTGCAGGTACATATAGTGTGCACCTGTTATGTATGTCGGTACGCCTTTGTTAGTAAACCAAAAGCCCTCGTCTCTACGTTTAAACTCTTCGTCAATATAGTCGTACCACTTTTCTTTCTGTTCGTCTGGATAGTCTCGCCAGTCGAATATGTTTTTAATACGCTTAAGCTCTTTTGGATATTCTTGTTTATACCACTTATTGCTTTCGTGTTTAAAAACATTAGTAGGTTTTGGCAGTGCAATTTTAAAGCCTTGTATTTCATAGATATCACCTATAACACCGTTTTTTGACAATACCACTATATCGTGATCTTTATCGTAACCATACTTCCACTTACGACCTCTGTTAAGTCTAGTAAGCGTAGTCTTTTTTATAGGCTCAATTATCTTATATAATGTTTGTTCGTACATTACTTTGATCTACCTTCAGCAAAACCCTTGAAGACACGCTCTTTCTTTTCTTCTGGAGACTTACCGTCTAGTAAGTTTTGTTCTTCTTGGATTCTAGCTAATATCTCAAAGGCATCAAAGATCGCAAGCTTTTTTGTTGCAGCAGCGTTTTTAAGCCTATCAGCAGATACATCATCTTCAGTATTAGTGATGATTTTTTCTTCTGCTACCTTGATAAGCTCGTTAACAGCTATCTGCCCAGCTTGGATTATACTCTTCTTCGTCTCCTTGATATTCATATTTAATTGTAATAAATTGAGATGGTATACGATATAAACGTTTACCATCTATCACGAACTCACACTCAATATTAGGTTTAAAACCTACAAGAGAGTTTAGCTCTGCTCTGCCATCAGTATGTCTAACAATACCAATTAAAGGTTTTTCAATATCCTCTTTTAACTGGCTTTTGTCTTTAATAGGTTGTACAAAACAATAACCCTTAGGGCATGTCCACTCAGTGTTGCGTTTGTACAGAAATATTTGATCATCGTTTACGAAGTATTTGTTTTCTTCGTAATAAGATCTACTATTACGCTCTCTACCTTTTACATCATGCCAACGCCTAAACACATTAAAGTGAACTACAACTGTATCACCTACTTGTATTTCATTGTTGCTTATTTTCGGTGTAGATATAACTTTAGCAAGTCTATTAACGTGATAATGATTATATACCTCTGTGTTTAGTATTAATTCTTTATCTTCAATTTTCTTTACGTTATTATATCTCTCACCAATAGGTTCAACAATATAATTGTAAATAGACTGCATTAGTATTCTAAATTATATTCTACAGATATAGCCATATTCTTGTTAAAGTCTTTCCAGGGGATAACAGCTTTTTCTTTTCTAATATATATAGAATACTTTTCTTCTTCTTCTAATATGTCGCAAATCGTATGCCCACCGTACACTTCTTGACCAACAGCGTAATGCATAGCGTCGTTCTTGTAGTCTTTGCCTATTGTTATTTTACGAATTAGATGGCTCATCTTCTTTGCGTCTAATAGTACCGTCTTGAATATTAATATCGTCAGTACCGTATTTTTCTTTAAAACCAGCTTGCATTTCGTTTAGTTTTTCATTACCTTGAAACAAAGCATGTAACGCTGCGTGCTTTTGAGCTTCCATAGTTCCAATGTCAAACTGCAGTTTGTTAATTGCTGTAACTACGTTTTTAAGCTCTGTTAGCTCTTCTTCAGAAATCTTTTCTGGTTTTAGGTCAATGACCTTTTCTTTTTTCTTTCCCATAATTAAATTAAATTAAAATTGTTTATATATTTAGCTCCAGTACTTTCCGCAACTGCAGAACTTACAGGCGTTATTACTACCTATTTCTCCGTCATCAGAAGGTATATCATGATCATATACTTTTAGTAGTAAGTTATCACTTAGATCTACTATTCTGTAATCATTTGTGTGGCATAAGTATTTCGCGTCTTGCATTGTTCCATCGGAACAGTTACTACATTTTTCCATTATTGTCCTATTATTGCTATACTATCTATACTTATATCTTGTTGAAACGCGTTGTTAGCGGCGTGTGGAAACATTGTAAAATAAATATACACTGAGCTTTGACCAGCAGCCGCGCTTAAATCAGTAGTTACTTTAACCCACTTATTAGAGTCTGCTATAGAAGTAGTATGGCCGGTTGTCTGAGCTCTTCCTGCTCCTCCTAATCTAACTTCAGATCTAGACGCCCCAGTGGTATCCGTGTATGTCATAGTAGCTCCACCAGCAGTAAAACCAGTAAAACCTAAACCAGAGCCTGCTTCTACCGCGCTGCTTGCTGAAGCGGTGTTTGTAGTTACCGCTAAGCCCATACCATAACCATCCTTAGTTCCTTGAATCACAGATTGACAAAAATTATGATACCAGAACGTCATCTCTATCGACGTGTAACCGCTAAAGTCTAGCTCATCAGTTCTCATGGTATATATATTAGTAATAGGATCAGTACTGTCAAAACCATTAAAGCCAGTCGCCTCGTAGTGCATATATCTGTGATCTGTGCTAGTATCCCAAGTTCCATCTGTAATAACAGTATCTAATGTATCAGGCCCACCTACGTGACCACCTCCTGGACCTGTGTTACTAGATCCTGTTGCGCTAGCCGTAAAATTCCATCCAACTCCAGCTCCAGAACCAGTTTTCGTCGTAGTGGTTCCAAAAACAGTGTGAGCAGCACCAAGTCCTTTAGCCCAACCACTAGGAATAGTTGTGTTTAAAGAGCCAGTGCCAGATCCAGTATCGTCATTAAGATTATAAGAAGCTACTAACACTCTTAGCGGCTCAGATACAGCTCCTGAAGATGTTAAACTACTACCTAACCCTAACATTACTTACCGAAGTAACAGATTATACCACCATCAGTGTCATCAGCATTTAAAGAAACCGAATCCCATCTGCCATATATTGTAAGACCCTTTGGAAACACTTGAGCGGTTGCGATAGTCTGACCTCCAACACCCTCTTTGTTTATAGCGCCTGGTCTTAGAAAAGTCAATGTGATACCATCACTTATAGACGAGCTAGCGCTTATTGATATTTCTTTTGTATTGTTACCATCTGGATTTAGCGCTGTCACCGTGCCTATAAGAACACCTGTGCTAGTAGTGTAAAGCTCATCACCAACTTTTATTTCATCTTCATTACCTGTACCTGCATTCTCTTGGTCAAATATAACCTTTGTAGCGCTACTAGTAGCTCCATCAACTGTTCTAGTGTAGCGACCGCTATCGTGAGCTGAAGAAGTTGTGTTTATAAAAACATTAGCATCTTTAGCTATTAAACGGTCAAGTGAAGTATCTGCTAAAAATTGAATTGCTACTATAGCTAGTTCTTCTGGCGCAGTAATAGTATTAGCGGCAGTGTCTGTGAAAACAGATCCGAACTGGCCAAAGCCATACGCTACTTCTGTTGAATTTTGTCCCATTTTATTTTTTTACTTTTTCTATAGATCTACCAGCAAAGTATGCACCGAAAGCGGTTAGCATAAGTATTTGCAGTAAGTCTACATATGAATCTTTAACATTGAAAGGCAGTGTGTCTACGCTGTCAAAAACCATTGTTAGCATAAACATACCCATTAAACATATAAGCGTTAGTGGCCTAATCATCTTAGCTAGCTTTACATCGCTACCCATATCAGCTTTCCATCTTTCGCTTACGTTATTTTGAAAAGCAACCTCAGCGTCTACGGCTGCCATGCCAGCTTCCGTGTCTACTTCAGGATCTTTATCAATAAGGTTTTTAACTACACCAAGAGCTCCTGAGTCTGGTAGAAAGTCTCCTACTACGTCAAGAACGTTTGGTGCTTTGTTCTTTAGCCATTTACCTAGGCCTGTATCTTTAATTTTTTTCATGCGTTTTTCTCTGCTTCAACGGCGCGCTTTTCCCAAGGAAGAGCATTAGGCCCTGATGAAGTACCTACTTCCACCCAATTACCGTTATACTTAACCATGTCTTTACCTTTTCTAGTTTGTCTATGGTATGTTTTATTACCGTCACGTATATAGTCTTTGCCGTAATCAATTACGCCTTCAGCTAGTTCTTTAGCGTGTAGACTTTCATGAGCTACAGCTCTCTTGTATAATTTACTACCTGTTTTAACATCTTTGTCTATAGCTATCTTACCTCCGTGCATAGCTTCTCCAACCACACCTTCTTCTAAATCTTTACGCACGATTTTAAACTTATGCTTTTTATTAATGTTACCACCAGTAGCAACACCAGGTAAAGTTTTATTTCCAAGTTTAAAAGCCATTATCTATCTTTGTCTCTTATCATATCATCTATAGCTTTGTTATAAACCTTATCAGTATATGATTTGTTATTGTAAAAGATACTGCGTTCAGAAGTTGGTAAATCTTCTTCGCCAAGCAGTATGCGATATATTCGTGTTACTAGCTGTGAGCATTTAAACGACGTTTTAAATACAGAGTACTTAATACTAGTTCTGTTTCTATGTCGCCAAACCTCTATCCAGCCAGTTGATCGTAGTTTCTCCCACCTTTTCTTATCCCAAGAATATGTGTAAGCACCCTCGATAAATTCGTTACGGGTAAATCTACCCTTATGATCTAGATATATAAGTAGTTCTAGATCAGCATCAGTTAACCCATAAGTCTTACAGGCCCACTTACGCGTGAGCCTGTAGTACTTAAGGATATTCATATCACGCAAATCTTGCGCTGTTAGTCTCATATTAAGCTATAGAATCTATACCTGTCATTTGAGAGCTAATATATGTACCTGCTACGTCATCAGCTATCACAAGTACGCCATCTGAATGTACGGGCCCGCCAATAGCTTCAGCTATATCTTTAATAGCTTGAAACTCATCAGAAGTACTAATTGTTATTGTTGTTTCTCCAGAGGGAGCGTCAAAAGACATTACAACATCTCCATTTACACCTTCAACATCTTGCAATCTGTCAAGTGGGTATGCTAAACAATCGTTTGCCGCGTTTTGAAATAATAAAAATTTTGTTTTCATCTTAATTAGTTTATTATGTTAATAATTACGCGATAATACTGCACCCAGTGATTTCAGGAACAATTGTTACTGTAGCTGTGGCAGCTGCTGCATCAGCTAGCACTGCAACGTTTGATTGCATATTTCTACCTCTTCCGTTTAAAGCCCTACATAAAGCCTTTAAAGCCGCGAACTCATCGGCGCCAGTAGTAAGAGTTACTGCGGCAACGTTTGCCGTAGCGTCAAAGTTTAGTAGTAAAACTCCACTACCACCATTAATACTTTTTAGTTTTCCTAATGGTGACATCATTGAGTCGTTATCTCCAACTTGAGCTATTAGCATTATTTCATCTGCTCTTGTCATGTTTTCTTTTTTTGAATTATTTGTTTAAATGTTTACCGTTTAAGGTTTATGATTTAAGGTTTAGGTTTAATTTTTAGCTATTATGATGTAGTAAACGCTTGGTCTACAGATCCTACAGCGTGAAAGTAATATGAAACGCCGTCAGATAACAAGTCAATAAAATCACCTTGCTTAGCTGCAGCTTCTACAATAATATTAGATACAGCTGTACCAGCAGTTGAGTTTGCAACGTTACCTTGGCCATCATCGTTTACACCGTCTAAAATCGCGCTACCAGCAGCGATAGTAATATCACCAGTTGGCGTGTCTTCTTTTACGATAAACTTACAGTTAAATCCTGAAGTTGGCGCAGTAGGCAATGTGATCGTGTAAGCACCACCAGCTGAATCAAGCATAAATGTTTTTCCTGAATCGCTGTCTAATACTGTGTAAGCAGCTGTTAGATTGTGGATGTTTTCTTTTGTGTTAAAAAATACTCTTCCCATTTTTTAAAGTTTTTGTTTGTTTATAAATTATTTAATGTAACACTGTCGGGTTGTAACAAGTGTTGTCTAGTATATATATCACACGTTTAGCGAAGTAGTTACTCTACAAGCACTACATCTCTTGCTCGGATTACATAGTACATTGTATCTTCCCATGTTATACCATGTCCAGCATGCTTATCGTAATATATAATATCTTTATCATTAAGGCCTTCAACTAAATTACCAGTTGATACTATTGTAGCCTTAATGTATCTATTGTTTTCGTCTAGCTTTTCAGTAAGAATTAAACCACCTATCTTTTTAGGTCCTGTCTTTTCTACATCTACTATTATATAATCATTCACTGCTTTCATCTGCTCTAGCATTTGAGATTACACAATCAGCTGATATGATAGTTGATGCTACTGATACAGCGTTTTTAAGTGCAGACTTAGTAACAAGTACTGGATCTACAATACCTGCTTCAATCATATCCACACACTCACCAGTTATTACGTTAATGCCACAGTAATCTTGATCATCACATACTATGCCTGTAATACCTGCGTTTTCTAGTATTGTATCGAAAGGAGATTTAATAGCTTCAAGGAGTATCTCCTCACCCGCGTTAGCGGGAGAAATTTTTTGAGCAGCCCACCATAACGCTGATCCGCCGCCAGGTACTATACCTTCTTTAAGTGCAGCTTTAGTTGCGTATATAGCATCTTCAACTCTGTCTTTCTTTTCTTTAAGCTCAACCTTTGATCCTGCACCTACTTTAACTATAGCTACAGAGCCTGATAACATAGCTAGTCTTTCTTCTAACTTCTTTTTAATATACCCGTTTTTCTCTTCCGCTATTTTACTTACTACTTGATCGATACGCTCTTCAATCTCTTCTGTCATATCTTCAAGAGTAATAGTAGTAGAAGTATCGCTAGTTACTGCATATTCAGCTTCGCCAAGATGTTCTATACTAATAAGATCTAAGTCATCACCCAGCTCCTCATTTATCACTGTTGCACCTGTCATAATAGCTAAATCTTCAGTAGCATCGTTTTTTGTAGGGCCAAAGCCAGGTAAGTCAATTATATTAACTTTAATATTACCTTTTACCCTATTCATCATAAGTGCAGACTTAACACCTTGAGCTACAGGCGCTATAATAAGTAAAGCACGCCCTTTTTTAATGACGTGCTCTAATACGTTTTGTATCTTGCGCACGTTAGGTATTTCGCTAGATACAATTAGTACGTAAGGATTATCTAGCTCTGCTAAATGTTTGTCAGTGTTAGTGACGAAGTGCGGTGACGTAAGCCCGCAATCAAACTGCACCCCGTCAACTAACTCCACATGCGTTTCATTTGTGTCACCTCCCTCCATGAGTACGACACCGTTCTTACCTACTTTTTCGTAAGCCTCTGCAATAATGCTTCCAAGGGCTTGATCATTATTACAACTAATCGCGCTAACAGCGCTAAGCATGCTCCCTTCAACTTCAATAGCCCTTCCTTCAAGATGTTGCACAACTTTGTCCAGGCCTGAGCTAATACCTGCTTTGATTTCTCTAATAGATTCTTCAGCATATTTATCTTTGTTTACTTCTTTTAAAAGTGCTTCAGCAAGTACGGTAGCCGTTGTGGTACCGTCACCTGCTTCTTTCACTGTGTTGTTAGCTGCCTCCTTAATTAAGGTAGCACCTATGTTTTCGACCGGATCATATAAGACTACGCTTTGGGCAACGGTTACACCGTCTTTTGTTATGACCGGCATGCCGCGAGCATCTTCGTAAATGACGCATTTACCCGATGCGCCTAATGTACTCTTTACGGCTTGTGCTAGTTTTGTCACACCAGCAATTATTTTATCTTTAGCGGTTTGACCAAAGTCTAATCGTTTGATCAACTCACTAGGTAAGTTGTATTCCATGAATTATAGTAAATTAAATTATATTATAGTGGTTGTGGTTTTTTTGTTATCCTCCAGTAAGGCGTTTATCTATTGCTGGCCCGTCTATAGAGTATGAGTCTCCTTTTTGTATTAGCGGTACTGTCATACCTTTTTTAATTTCAGCTATACCAAGACCACTCATTTTACGTAAACCTACGCCTTCTACACGCACCATGGCAGTGCCACCGTCTGGTTCGATGCTTTCTACTGTACCTGTAGGATTACCGTTTTTATCAAACGGGCTAAAGCCTTTCATTTTAAATGCCATATTGTTATTTTTAAAAAGTTTTTACAACTTTAGGGCCTTTTGTAGCCTCTAATTTCTTTGAAAAGTAGTCGATGCTGCCGTCAATTGCAGATTCTGCGCCTTCTAGCGTCTCTCTGCGCGTAACTGAGTGCCAATTATCGTCAATTGCAGGGTG